AATTCCAAGTCCCAAAATGCTGCCGAGAATATTCATTCTCGCTTCTTTGTCCGCCTGTAAAAAGAGGCCGTACTGGTCTTGCATAATAAGGGCGCAGGCTTTCAGCGTAAGGCTGTCCATGCCAATGATATTGATGATTTCCTGCTGGGTGTCCTTGAATTTCTCTTTGGAGCGGTCTACCCACTCTCCCTCGACAAATTCTGAAATGTTCAGCGTTGCCTTTCCGCTTTTCTGTCTTGTACGGGTCACACGGTAAAGGCTGTCTCCCAACTTGAATGTGAATTTGATTGCTCCGCTTCGTGCGTCCGGGTCATTGCAAATCCAGCCAGTCAGTTCCCCCTCACGGGTTTCCTCGAAAAGAGCGTCGCACATAGCGTCCATAAACAAGCTACTTTTTCCTACGCCGTTGCTGCCGTTGATTGTGCAAAAACGAATATCATCAAACGAGAAACGCTCCTCACGGTAATTGCGGTAGTTTTTCACTTCAATTTCCACCGGGATAAACAGTCCTGTATGTCGTTCCGCCGTGGCCTTTTCTGTCGCCTCCGAAATGAGCGGTCTTGCAAGCTCAACCAGTTCTCCAACTCTCTCCGGCGCAAATCCCTTTTCCGTGAGATAATCTTCGAGATTTCCCTCCGGGGTGCTGTCTGCGTCCATGCTTTTTCTATCTACCGTTATGCTGATTTTCTGCGGCGTAATCTCCTGCACCCAAAAAGCTCCGCCGACGTTGTAGAGTGCTGCTTCATAGACTGCGTGGTTGAATGCCTTGTTATGCTCGTCCGTACAATCGTAAAGCACCCTAACAATCTTGTCTTTTACGTCTGGTAGCTGGAACGGAAATTTGCTCTCCGTATAATCAGCTTCAATAATTTCTGCCACGTCCTCGTCCTTGAGGCGAATGGTTTTGTATTCTCTTGTTGGTAGCTGCTTGAATGTCGATGTTACCGTTCCGGCATCGTCGATGTCATGCAGCCAATATCCTCGCTCCTGCCCCTCGTCATTGAAGTTGAGAGCCGAAATAGCTCCGCAATAGAATGTATTTCTGCAGCCGTCGAGCTGCTGCGGTCTGTGAATATGTCCGAAGCAAACGAGGTCGAAGTCTGCCGCCGTAAGTGTGGCTGGGTAAACAACTGGCTCAAACTGGCTGAAAAATGCTGTTTGTCCACTTTCCATGTTGCACCCGGTAATGGTGTAATGTGATACCAGCACCGTCGGGCTTCCTGCTTCGCACTGTGCCTTGAGGCCGATAATCAAATCCTCAATAGCCTTTGTGAATACCTCGTTTTCCTCCTCTTTTGAGAGGCCGGGGTGCTTTGCTCTGAAATACCCTCGGTCAAATCCCGGCAAACAAGCTATCTGAATTTTCTTTCCGCCGTAGCTGTAATATGTCTCCACCTCCGGTTGCGTGATGATGTGTACGCTGTCGTCTCCGTAAAAGGTGCTTTCCAGCGTGTTGAACTGCTCCTCGCTGTCGTGGTTTGGTGTTCCTCTCATAACAACAACCGGGCAAATCGCCTCAAGCTCACGGAAAAATTTCACCGCCGTCTGCTGTTCCTTGAGGCCTCTGTCGCTCCACACCCTCGCTTGGTGAAACACGTCTCCGGCAATTACCGCAATATCCGGCTTGCTTTCTTTCGCTCCTGCTACAAGTGCGTCAAGGCACTTGCAAATGTCCTTGTATCTAACATTCTCCCCATTCTGTTCCGGGCCGGGGAAATTCCCGATGTGCAAATCACCTGTATGTAATACTCTAATGCTCATTACTGATTACCTCCCTGCTTTCTCTGGCAAGCCATACAGAGTGTTCTCCCGAACGTCTCTTGACTGTATTTCACCACGCCGTTGCTGCACTTCGCTCCGCACTCGGTACAAATTGTAGGGTCGTAGTCCGGGGCTGTCTCTGCCGCTTTCTGCTGTCTCTGCTGTGTCTCTCTCGGTGGCTCTGCCGGGGCTTCTCTGTACGCTGCGTTTTCCGGCTGTTCAATCGGCTTTCCGGGCATTTCGTACTCCATTCCCTCCTCAACATCGTCCTCAACGAATATAGCCTTGCGGCTGTCGGTGCTGTGTCCTCCGTAAAGCTCCTGTGAGCTGCTGAAAAAGTGTCTCACCGCCTCCGCCTTTACTGCTTCGTTGTCAAGGTTAGGGACGAGGTAGGCTACAACAAACGGCTTTTGAAGCTCCTGCAGGCTGTATGTCCCTTTGATGTGCATTGCTGCTCTCAAGGCTCTGTTGATTGCCTTTGTCTCGCACATTTCGCTTCTGAACTTCAAGAACTCTTTGGCTTGAAATTCCGTCATACCAACAGTAACGTCGGCTACGATAATTTCCTTGTGCGCAACAATTTCGATGTTCTCCCCGGTGAGCTGCGGCACTGAAATTCTTGCCTCGAATTTTACATCTTTGTTTCCGCAAGCTCCGCAGTTGACCGGGCGGCCAATGCTACGGTTGACCTCTGCACATTTCTGGCAGGTTGAGGGAATAATCGGGCGAGTACCCAATATTTTAATGCCTGCGGCTCGCATGAGCTTGTTGAGGCCTTTTTTCGTCAAAGCCCAGCCGTCAGCGTTTCTTTTGTTCTTGTCCTGCAGGTAGATTTCCCTGTCTGCCTCGTTGGTCGAAATCTGCACGGCATTCATAACGGGCTTGTGGATTTCTGCAATCTCCGCTACCGTCTGCATTGGTACAAGCAGGTTGTAGCGTTCTGCCGGGTACTGCGCCGTAATCTGTAATGCGTTTTTGTTATCCATGTTCAAATCCTCCTATTGCATTTTGAATGAAATCGTGATACAATAGAGATACAGCGTATTGGGCGGCTCGTGTCTTAGCACACGGGCTGTCCTTTTTTTATCTCCATTTCATCAGCGTACTTAATCAGCTCTGCGAGCTGAATTGTGAATGTCGAGAAGCGGTCTGACTTTACGGCCTCTGCTATAAGCTGTGCTAAATACCACGGCTCTCGCCTCATTCCGTTCTCGTCACCCTCTCGCTCGATAATTCTGTTGAGCTTTCGCTCTGCGTTGGTTTTTGCCTTATCCCACTCTTGCGGCTCTATCTCCGTTCCAAGATAGTGTTCTGCCTGCTGGTGCAAATCCTCCTCCGTGTTCTTTCCCACCTCCCTCAAACAAATACTCTCTGCTCTCGGTGTTTCGCTCCCTCGTCTTGCATTCGCATTTCTCTCCGGGGTCAAGGTTGCTGCCACAATCCGGGCAGACGTTGTAATATGCCATGTTATTCCTCCTCGTCAAAAATCCTGTTGCAAATTGCTTTGTGTGCCTCTGTGTATACGAGGCAGAATATAAAGGCAATCATCAACCATTCTCCGCCTATACCGAAGTACCCACGCTCTTTGTACGCAAACGGTAAAAGGAACGCCGCTGCTGCTGCGGTCGGTGCTGCTGCCATAAGAAGCTCAAAGGCGATTATTACCGTCCATGCCGCAATTCGCTTCAACTCCCGTCTACGCTGTCTCCTGCGTCTGGCCTGCGCTCTTGTCATGTCGTTTCCCTCCTATCTGTAAAATTTGTGCTTTCCCTCTTGAAAAAGAAACTCAAGATTTTGGCTATGCCAACTATCGCCCTCACAGCTCTCGAAATAAAGTGCGCCTTGACTTTCGTCCCAGCCTTGCATTACAAGCTCTAACGCCTCATAACACTCGCTGTTTGGCTCTGTCGTGTAATACCTGCCGCCCTCTTTTACTGGTGAGAACTGTCCCGGCTCGAAGATTACCTCCTCGATTGTTCCGGGGAAATCGTCGTCCCAAACTCTGTTTAAGACTACGAGCATTACAAGGGCTTTCCCCTCTACACTTTCGCCCTCCGCCTCTGCCATTGCTATCTTCATCAGCATTTGGCTTTCCTCTGCGTCCCAGTCACGGCTTGGAATTTTACTCTTGTATGTACTCTCTGCCGTTGTTGTTGTCGTGCATGGGTCTGCGTCGGTGGTTGCCATTGTCGTTACTTGCGGCTGCTCCTGCGTATATCCGCTGGCTGCTGTCTCGATTGACACGCTGTTGTGTATCGAAGTAAATGCCGCCGCTGTTAGCATGAGCGTTACGACTGTTCCAATGATAATCGGTGGATATTGGCGTATCTTTCTACTGTCCATAATTCCCGGTTGTGGCGGCTGCGCTGAATTGACGCTGCGCTTGCTGTGCTATCCGCCGCAAAATTCGTTCCACGTCTCCGGCTGTCTTTTTGCAGTAATCGTCAGCGATTTTTACTCTGGTGTTCCCTATTGAAAAATCCTTGACTATGTTCGCCTCAACCATGTTCACACCTCCTTTAGTTGAATTTTCCAGACCTCGCTGCTCTTTCGAGTACGGCGAGGTTTTCGTCTGCTCTCCGACGGAACTCCAACAGCCTGTCCCTTAACTGCGGTATGAGTGGTTGCTCGCTTTCCTCTATTTCTCCGTCCTCCATAAGGAGTGATAGTTGCCGGGTAAGCTGCTCCATTTCGTATACACTGTTCTGCAGTCTTATCAATGCTCGCTCTGCTGGCATTTCTGGTATTTCTCTGCAATCTTTTCCGAGAGGACATTCATTCACACAGTACCACGCTCGCAGCTCCGGCTCGTTATATGCGTCTGCCATAAGAGCAACAACGATGTTTGGCGGCCTTGTTATGTCCAGCTCGTATTTCTTGAGGCTGTCCTCTGTAACGCCCGGTAGGTAGTCGATAGCTCCGGCTCTCGTCAAGAGCTTTTCATTGTACTTTGCTGCCCTCATTCTGGCCTCGTAGTACCTATTACCGCAGGCTTTTGTAGCTTGCCTTGACATTTATTTTCACCTCCTCATGGGGTAAAATTATTATAGATTGAAACACACGACTTGACGCTTTTGGCGGCGTGTTTGCTTCTACATTTGGTCTTTTTATACTCTATATGCCCCGTTTTGGGGCGTTAAAGGGTAAAAAAATTTA